CAAGCCCACCGACCTGATGCAGTACCTCTGCCGCCTTGTCACGCCGCCCGGTGGCGTGGTGCTCGACCCGTTCATGGGCAGCGGTTCGACGGGCAAAGCGGCAATCCTCGAAGGATTCCGCTTCGTTGGGATTGAGCGCGACCCGGAATACCACAAGATCGCCATGGCCAGAATCTCCAACCAACACGAAGGGCGCCTTCTGTGAACCTAACCGACCTGCAGCGCTCCCTCCTGGACTACCGGCGCAACCTCTACCGCCCGACCCCGCAGCAGACGGTGGTCGAGTGGTCCGAGGCCAACCTCAAGCTGACGGCCCGGCAGACGGAGCACCCCGGTCCGTTCTCGACCAGCGTCCGCCCCTACACCCGGGAGCCGATGGAGGACTGGAAGAATCCGGGTGTGTCCGAAGTGACGCTCTGCTGGGGCAGTCAGACCTCGAAGACGACCACCCTGATGGCCGGCCTGGCCTGGCTCATTGCCAACGAGCCGAGCCCGGCGCTCTGGCTGATGCCGTCGGAGCATCTGGCCCGGTCGTTCTCGAAGAGCCGCTGGATGCCAATGCTCGAGGACAGCCCGGCCATGCTCGAATGCTTCCCTGCAGAGTCTGATAAAATCACCAACCTGGAGCAGAACTTTACCCGGTCGACGCTGACCTTCGTCGGCTCCAACAGCCCGGCCAACCTAGCCTCCCGCCCGGTCCGCGTGCTGATCGCCGACGAGGTGGACAAGTTCGCCGAGGCTACGGCCAAGGAGGCCGACGCCCTCGACCTGGCCGAGCAGCGCCTCAAATCGTTCTCATCGTCGAAGGCCTTCATGACCTCGACGCCCACCGTCGTCGAAGGCCGGATCTGGCAGCGGTTCCTCCGCGGCGACCAGCGCCGGTTCTACATCCCGTGCCCACATTGCCGGGAGCCGATCAAGCTGCTGTGGCCGCAGGTGACCTGGGAGGACGCCCGCACCGAGGACGGCAAGCCTGATCTGGCCAAGATCCGGGCCTCGGCCCATTACGTCTGCCAGCTCTGCCAGGGGCGCATCACCGATGCCCACAAGGTGGCGGCACTACGGCATGGCCGGTGGATGCCGGAGAATGCCGGCGCCCTCCCGGGCGTCCGGTCCTACCACCTGTCGAGCCTGTACAGCCCTGACCGCAAATGCACCTGGGGTCATCTGGCGGTTTCCTTCATCGAAGCCAAGGCCTCGATGGCCGGCCTGCAGGGCTTCATCAACGGCACCTTGGCCGAGCCATGGGAGCATCAGGACGTCCAGCAGGACCGCACCGAGACCGCGCAGATCGTCCGGGTCGACGGCGGCCGCCGCTACCTGACCGCGGATGTCCAGGCCGTGGCACCGTACCTCTGGTGGGTCTGCCGCGAATGGAAGGACGGCAACAGCACGCTGGTGGCCGCGGGCCATGCCGACGACTTTGCCGCCCTTCGCCGGGTGCAGGTAAGGCTCGAGGTCCATGACATGGATGTCGGCATCGACTCCGGCTTCAACACTCAGACCGTTTACGACGCCTGTGCCGGCTATTCGACCACCACGTCCAACCCCGTGACATTCCCTTGCGGCCTCCGGTATCCTCCCGAAGGAGGGCTCCGCAAGCCGATGATCATCGGCTGGATGCCGCTGAAGGGTCGGGAGGTGGGCGCCAGGTTCACGACCAAGGCCGGCGCGGTGCATCCATTCGGCATCTCGACCTCATCCTCGATGCGGACTGATGTGGTTCAACCGCTCCTGGTATTCGACACCGAGCATCTCCGTGAAATGCTGTCTCGCCTGCGAAAAGGCGACATCGACCGGGAGTGGGGCATCTCCGACGCCCCGGGCGAATGGCGGGTCGACGGCGCCTACCTGGCCGAGCCCGACCTTTACTGGCGCCATCTGGATTCGCACGTTCTACGCCCGCAGGCCAACCGAGCCGGCCGGATCAAGCACGTCTGGATGAAGCGGAATCAGAAATGGCCGGACCACCTGCACGACTGTGAGATCATGCAGCTCGCCATGGTGATGCTTTGGAACGACCTGATCCCGCAGGAATCTTTGCTAACCGCTTGATCTTTCTATCCTGGCCCGCATCGTCCGCGGCGTGCTGACGTATACCGTCGCCATCAAGCGGGCCTATCTCCGCAGCGTTTACAGCGCCCTCGTAGGCGCGACGCTCCTGGACGCCCTGACGTCGAAGGTGATTGCCGCGGCCTCGGTGATTGAGTCCGGCCAGGTCGTCCGGTCCACGTCCTCGTCCGACGTCTCCGTTGAGTTTGCCGAGCCCGGCAAGGGCGCTCCGACGCCCTCCGAGATGGTCGAGATGTGGGAGTCGCTGCTGAACGACTACGATCTCGCCGTCGATCTGCTCGACCAGGACGGCATTGCCGCCCCTACCGACACCCAGATCTTCAACAAAATGATGTCCACCGTGTTGATCGCGGTGAAGACATTCGGCGGCGACTTCTCGAACTTCCGTCGAGAGGGCGCCATCAGGACGGGGATGACCTGATGGGATTCCTCGACACCATCTTGGCCAAGTTCCGGTCGGCGCCTGTCGACCGTTATGAGGGCGCGTCCAACAGCATCCGGCGCTCGTTCCTCGACACCTCCTATACCTCGGTGAGGTTCGACGTCACCAGCAGCACCAGGCAGCAGATCGTCCGCAAGTCCCGGTTCTTCGAGCAGAACAACGCGGTGATGAACCGGCTGGGCGATCTGTTTGAGAACTACACGGTCGGCAGCAACTTCTCCGTTCAGCCGGCCAGCTCTGATCCCGACTGGAACCTGCGAGCCAAGAAATGGTGGGATCTTTGGTCCCGTTTCCCCGACATCGGATCCCGGCAATCCTTCGGGACGCTGATGTCGCTGGCTGCCCGCGGGTGGTTCTACGATGGCGAATCTTTCATTCTTTTGACCCGCGGTGAGTCCGGTCGCCCTCGTCTGCAGCTCATCGAGCCGCAGCAAGTGGCCACGCCTACGGGCCAAGAGAACCAGCCGGACATCTTCGACGGCGTCCGATTTGATCCGCGCACCGGCCGGGCCCTGTCGTTCTTCATCGGCCAGGAGCAGCAGCAAGGGCAGCTCTCCGACATTCGGTCGATCTCGTCGGATGCGATCATTCACATCTTCGAGGCCCAGCGAGCCGGCCAGCTCCGCGGCCTGCCTTTCGTGGCCTGCGTCATCAACGACCTGCACGACCTCGACGACCTGCAGAAGCTCGAGATGGAGTCCTGCAAGCTGGCCAGCTCGGTGGCCCAGATCATCAAGACCAATTCCGGCGAGGTGCAGGCTACAAGCCTCCGGTCCGGTGTGGCCGGAAGCCAAGGCACCGCCCAGACCTACTACGAGAACATCTTTGGTTCGACGGTCAAGGTGCTCAAGACCGGAGACGAGTTCGAGCAGTTCCAAGCCGACCGACCCAACGTCAACATGAGGGAATACTGGCGCAGCCTGACCGAGAAGGTCTGTGCCGGCGTCGGCATCCCCTACGTCCTCGTGTTCCCGGAAGGCATGCAGGGCACGGTCTACCGCGGCGCCCTGGACATGTCTTCGGTGTGGTTCCGCAGCCGCCATCAGGTGATGGCCTCGGCTGCTCGCCGGATTTGGGAATACGTCATGGAATACGCCATCCGGGTGGACCCGACCCTGCAGGACAGCCCGGACGACTGGTACGAGGTGGCGATCCAAGCGCCCCGGGCGCCCAATGTGGACGTCGGCCGCAACTCTGCGGCCCAGCTTGCCGAGCTGGAGGCTGGGATCACAACCTACGACGAGATCTATGGCGCCCGCGGCATCGACTGGCGGTCGGCCCTAGAATCCAAAGCTCAACAGGCAAAGCACATCCGCGATCTGGCCGTCAAATACGGCATCGACATCTCCGAGATCTCGACGGCCCAGAAGCTGCCGATTGCACCGGAGCCTGCCTTGCCGGCAGTCGAGGATACTCCTTCGGGCGAATCATTGCCTGATCCCATCCCGGCAGAACAGCCTGGGCAAGTCATTGCCAAGGCGCCAACCAAGCGCAAACTCAAGGCCAAGCAGAAATGACGACCAAGGTCAACAACTGGCTTTCGTACAGCCCGCGGGCCTCGGCCTCCGAGCCGGCCATGCTCCAGATCTTCGACCAGATCGGCGAGGACTGGTTCGGTGGTTCCGGCATCTCGGCCAAGGCCTTCTCTGATGCCCTGCAGTCGGTCGGCCAGGGCCCCCTGGTTGTCGAGATCAACAGCCCGGGCGGCAACGTCTGGGACGGTCTTGCCATTTACAACATGCTCCGCGGGCGCCAGGCCCCGGTGACCACCCGGGTGATCGGCATCGCTGCCTCCATCGCCTCGATCATCGCCCTTGCCGGTGATGACGTGGAGATCGCCGAGGCGGCCCTGTTTATGATTCACGACCCGTCCGGCATGGTGGCGGGCAGCTCGGACGACATGAGGAAGATGGCCGATGCTCTCGATCAGCACGCCGAGGTGCTGGCCGGCATCTACGCCAAACGCACCGGCAGGACGACCGATTCGATCCGCGCCGCCATGAAGGCCGAGACTTGGTTCACCGCCGCCGAGGCGATCACTTTCGGCCTGGCCGACCGTTCCACCGAGCAGCTCGCCATGGCGGCCTGCTGGCATCCGCGGGCCGTCACCAAGACCGCGCCTCCGGCGGTCCGTGCGGCCTTGGACAAGGGCATCAAGCAGGTCGAGGACGGCTACGGCGGCGACGGCCTCGAGGATGTGACCCTCCGGGAGGCCTACGCCCTGAAGGCCGGCGAGGCGCCATCTGAAGGAAAGATCCGCAAGGCCAATGCCTGGTGGGCCCGCAACGAGCGCTTCTTGGAAGCCGAGGCCAACACCCCGGCTGACGTTGCCGCCAACCTATGGGGCGGTGCCGCAGGCCGTGACTGGTTCCGG